CAATTTACATTTCATTAATTCAGTTTCTTCTATCGGACCGATAACATCTATTTGAATTGTTCTTTTATTCATAATTCATTCCTTTCTAAATTAATTATTAGTTAATTGGCAGTTTCATAAAACACATCCACATAGTCTTTCCATGTCTTCCAGTAGTATGGCCGAAGAGTGGTTGCCGATTGATGGCACTCAATACTTCCCTAACTGTTATCTGATCCTCATTCCATTTGAAAATCAGAACTCCGTAGTCATCCAGAACACGAAAGCATTCATCAATTCCCTTTTTTATCACCCTTGGCCAATCTTCAGGAAGTTTACCATACTTCTTGGCTAACCAACTATTTTTGCCAACCTTTAGCAAATGGGGTGGATCAAACACTACCAGTTTAAAGGATTTATCCAAAAACGGCATATCGGTAAAGTCCGATACGATGTCTGGGTGGACTTTCAGATTCCGCCCATCACAAAGAATGTATTCTTCGTCCCTAATGTCAGCAAACAAAGCCAAAGGGTTTTTTTTGTCAAACCAAAACATCCTACTGCCACAACAGGCATCTAATATTATTTTTGTTTCACTCATTTCCAAACCGTTATGAGTCTTCAGACTACGTTAATATTCAATTTGTCTTTTATGAAGGATAGGATGTGTGCAATCACATCGACCGTCCACCCGTTGCCTAACATTCGGTACTGCTGTGTGTCGCTGCATTCCCATTTATACCAATCGGGGATCGTTTGCAATCGGGCACATTCGGTTGGGGTAAAACGTCTAATTTCTCGGACACATAGTTGTGAACTTCCGTCATTACTATCAGTACGTGGTTCAAGCTGTTGGATATTCTTTTTCCGCTCAGAAACCTCACCGGCTTCATACTTTTTCCGTATCTGTTTTCCATATTCGGCCCTTCTTGGTGTAAGACAGGCTGATTCACGCCCTCGCATGGCAACACATATCAGATCCATATCAGAATGGTTGCCACCCGAATGTGCACCGGCGGTAAAACAGGAAGCCTTGTTTTGGTCCTTCTTAATTTTTCCGTCCCTTGAAATCTTCACATAATTGTCAGCATCCCCCATTTTATGAACACGTTGATTGATTGTCCTACATTTCACTTCATATGGAAATTCAAATGGTTCAAACTTACAGGGGGAGAAAGTTTCCGTTTCCTTTCTTGAGGCAAGACAGGAGACCATTTTATCACTTAGAAAAAACTTATCGTCCACTTCATCTTCAAGTATATCTTTCAACAAGATTCCTTTATCCACAGGCTGCGGTATGTCCGAATGCAGCTCACCAAACAGTCCATCTCTCCTTGTCTGGATATTCGTCCAATATATACGCCTCCTATTCTGCGCTGATACCAAGGCGGAGTTGATGTGCACACCATATACACCGATAGCCTCACTTAATACCCTTTCCCATTTCTTGCCCATTTCTACGTTTTCAAGAAGAAATAAGACATTAGGATTGTATTTCCGTATATCGGTTAGGATACGCATATACTCCCAAAACAGATAAGACTCTCCTTCGAATTGAAAGCCTTCCTCTTTTAATTCCAAATAGCGATTCAGAGTGTATATCTCTTCCTTGTCGATAGTGGACATCCCAACACGTTTGCCGGCAAAAGAGAATGACTGACAAGGACTGCCACCTATCAACAAGTCAATTGGTTCCAACTGAGATACATCTACCTGGGTGACATCTCCGAGCTGAATTGTGTTCGGGAAGTTCAGCTGTGTCTGCTTGATGGCGTGCTTGTCTACTTCGGATGCATAGTACACTTCCGAGATAATTCCAAGCTGCTTTAAGGCTATTTGTCCACAACTCATGCCATCAAATAAACTAAGTACTTTCATTCCTTTTTATATTGTTATTAGTTAATTACCAATCTCCACCATCATTTAATATACCATCAATAGTAGTTACACTATTTTCAATATTACTGCCTCCATATTGTGTAAATTCCGGTGTAGGATTATCTTCCGTATCTCCGTGCATCATTACATGAAGTGAACCACTGGCTGAATACAGCCAAAGGCGTTTACCGTCCTTTCCCCACTTTTTTGCAAGTCGTTTCAAAGAGTCAATCAACTTACATTCTTCGGGAGTACATTCTATCCCAGCTTCTGTTTGATATTTGCTCATATCTGTTCAGTTTTACTCTAATTGATTTAAAAATATTCACTACAAACAAATCCCTTTCGCGGGGTAAAGTCTTTAAATTCACAACTTCTAAAAATCCATTTCTTATCAGCCCAACTGGCTAAATCCCTTTGCCATTGAGGTATAATCTGACGAGGGTTATTTAAATCTCTGTAAGGCTGACAATGCGGTAAGAACCGACCGCCTTTCCCTCGCCAATGATTAACCCGACTAAATGCTTCCTTGAAATCATCCATCAGGATGCAATAGAAGAAATACTCACCCTTGTAACCATATTTATCAATCAATGCCGTGGCCCGTTCACATTCCGCTACCTGTCCCGGTGTATCGCATCCGAACCGAATGCGCTTTATCCATTTTACCTGTGCTAGCAACTGAGCTATATCATCCGTCACCAACCTTGCGTCCAATCCCTGATTGAAATCTACACGAAGCTTCAGCTTGATTATCTTTTCTATCTGTTCCAGTCCGTAATCAGAAGCAAGTACATTGTTATCCATGAGGATAATATTCTTTCTACCGTCAATGGCTATCTCTTCGATATCCATATAAGGAGCAATCTTACCTTCTTTCTTGGGGACCACACACCACTTGCATCGGTTGGGACACCCACGAGTAAGGAAACCATAAGCTGTTCGAGTATCAATCTGAGGATAGAGGTTATAATCTGGCTGCATTCGGTCAATTTCAGGCAGCAGTATTTTAGCTATATCATAACCTGTACCGCCTTTCTCTATTTGGTTAGCATTGATATAATAGTTATAGTCGGGTGTGAAAGTGAAAACTTTAGCTGCATATACTTTTTCATATTCACATAGTGGATTATACCATTCCACTTGATCGCCTCTTGCTTTGTGGTAAGCACTGATCTTCATAAGTGCCAAATTGGGGAAATTGCTATCAACGGCTAAAATTCCAATATTCATTATTCTTCAGTTTTTATTAACACTATATATGAATATAGCACAAAAAAAACCGGATAAATTATCCGGAAGAATCATTCTTTTACGACTGTTTTCTTTTATAATATTCCTCCTTCCATTTTTTGAAGGTTACCTCTTTGTCATTTGATTTCATCATTTGTATGAATGATTGATGGGATTCTAATAACGCTTTGGCTTTTTCATCTCCATTTTCTATTCTTTCGGTCAGATGTTTGATATATTCTTCATAGAACATTCCATGGCTATTGTTATTTTGTTCATGGGCTTCATTAATTGAAAGAGAAGAAACTATTTCATCACGCTGTGCATCATATTCATTTAACCATCCGAGAATGACGTTTCCGTCCAGCCTGTCGTAGACCTTGCCGGAAACCATAGCATTATGGAAACATAATTTGATTTCCTCCAATTTGAGATAATAGAACCTGTCTATTATTAAATCTGCGGTAAGTGCTACTTGAACATCATTCATCGTTTTTCCAACATTGAAAAAAGACACAACTTCCTTAATTGCAATTACCACTATGGCTCTTGCACCGTCCCGTGTGATTTCTTTTTTGATAATGGAAAGTGGTAGGTTGGGGGTGTCCATAATCGCTCCCTTAATCGAACTTGCGTGCAATTCCCTGTAATACTCCTTCCGCGAGGTCAGCAAGTTTTTCAACGCTTTCTTTTCGGCTGTCGGGAGATTGCTTTTGGTTTGTTCTAAATTGTTTTCCATATTTGTTAAAATCATTGTTAGACCATCTGACTAGGCGTTTGGAAACTTCGAATGTGCGTTCCTTTTCAAAACGCATCTTCCGTCCTCCGCATTCAGTCCAATACTCGAAAAAGTCCTTCAACATATCATCAGGGTATTGCCCTCTGTACATGAGAACTTCACTTCTGAATTTGTCTTTCCTTTCACAAAGAGAATCCTTGTTTAAATTCATCTTATTGCTCAATCCAGCCATGAATGCTTGTTCCAATGTTGCATCAGGATGATCCAGACACCATTGGGCTGCTATTTCTTCTGATTTCATTTGAATTATAATTTAAATAACTAATTAGGTCTTTCATCATTCCACTTCCCATAATTCAGCCACTCTTTTGAACTCTTCATCAGCCGGAACCGGGCAATCTTTGATCCATTGCATATCTTTTACTTTCCATAACGAAAGGTCTGTGTTGTCAGGAATATGCTTTTTAATATCAGGAAAAAGATTGAGTCGAAGAGATTTACTTTCCATAAGTTCATCTTTGTAATTCAACAAAAAATTATTGGCCTCCAATAAACTATGAACATCATTAACAGAATGTGGAGTATAAACAACTCCATCAAAATATCTTATATAATCGGGAAGTATATCAGCCAGTGCTGTATATAGAAATAATTTTCCTTTATTGCCATAGGCCAATTTTTGAATGGTTTTGATACTTTCAGCCAAATTTGCCAATTTTTCAGGAAACAAAAGTGGTTCTCCACCAGTTATCATAATCTCTTTGTAGTTAAAGTGTTCAACAACTGGTAATTTTGAAAAATCCCATGAATTGTTGCAGCACATGGGGCATTTGTTAGGACATTTGGTTGTAACCAATAATCGTAGTTTATCCATTATTCTTTTTCTTTAATTCTACCATATTCGCATATTAATAAGGCATCGGAAGTTGCCAATGTAACTTTTGCATACGGAAACAATTGTTGGGCTTTCTTCTTTAGGATGTTTTTCCATTCTGTTTTGCTTAACTTGTCAGTATTCCGTAACCCTAAAGCCTTTTGCCATATTTGTGGAGATACTGTTACTGTTGGAATTCCACAAGCTATCAATCCCATAGTGATTTGTCCGTAACCTTCTCCGAAAACAAAGGAGGCAGAGGCGCTTTGCCCTGTCATGCCATTCACTCGTTCCAAATAACAAACGCTGTTCTCTTTATATGTGGAGAGGAAATCTAATAAGTCTTTGGGGGTTGGTGGCATTTTGATACAGTGCACTAATTTGTCGTATTCAGTGTCGTACACGACGATTCCACCATTCTTGCCAACATCTATACCTATGATTCTTCGTTTCATAACTTATGTGCTTTTATCTACAATTTTTTTGAGTTTAACTATGTCTTTCTTCCCAAGTCTTAGTGCTTCACAGGTCTTTATGTCGGAAGGTGAGGGCTTACAATTTTCGGTTATCCTTTCAAAATGTCGGATTAGAGATTTTAGAATATAGTCGGGAATTTCAACTTTCATAATAATATTTTCCAGTGAAACAATAAAAACTTCTTACAGTATCTGCCACCGTGGAGCATTGGCAACGTACTCGGTTTGACTTGTAAGAAGAAAAAAGGCGTGAGAGTGTGTTCCCGGATAGGCGGTCAGACCACACCGGGAGAAGCTGATTATTAATCGGGTTAATAATTATTATTTTTCGATTTTAATTAAGTCAGGGATTGCACCATAAATTGGCACACTTCCATTCCATTTGTCTATGAACTGTTTATATAATATTTCTTTCGTCAAACCTCTTGACTGAATTAGAGCCTGTTCGGTTTTCAACTGTTCCAGCTCGTTGCGTTTCTTCTGTTCCTCAATCTGTTGGTCCAGTACGGATATATTGGTATTCACTTCATTTCGGCTGTCAATCTTCTCACGGACCTTTTCGGAGAACTCCAACTGGGCAGAGAATGTGAGCAGTTGCAGACCTCTTTTTTCAAACTCCCTGTCGACTATCTGTTCCAACCGTTTTTCAAATACCAACGAGCCTCCGTCAGCCATCAGGCTATCGGTCTTATGCTTCCGGCTTTCCTCCTTTGTCAAATCATATATACGTGGTTCCAAAATGTTATCTTCCAACGAAGACATGAAATCACTCCCACGACCAATATGCTTGTTATCAAAGACAACATCAATGGCACGATTCTTGATAACTTTATAGCTATATGTGGGACGTGCCTTGAACTCTGTATTATCGGCTGCTTTCAGTGTGACAGCTTCGG